GAAGATACTCAACTGGTGCTGCACCTGTGTGGCGTTTGATGAACTGGGTTGTGCCTCCTGAGTTGAGTGGTCCAGGACGAGCCAAAGCAGTGATTGCTGCGATGTCTTCAAACTTGTGCACTTTCATCTGACGAGTCACAGACTGCAATGCATAGCCTTCAAACTGAAAGATCCCTGCATATTTTTCGTCGTTCAGGACTTTGAATGCCTCTTCATCCTCAAGAGGATATTTGATCAACTGATCACGAGTCCACCCAACCTGATCAAGAACATCTTGAAGCACCGATAAAGTCCTCAAGCCCAAAGCATCAATCTTCAGCAGATTAAGATCCTCTGCGTCCTTTTTGTCAATCTGGGCTGCACCTGTTTGGCCTGACACCGAACAATATTGGCTGACGGGATATTCAGTGACAATGATACCTGCGGCATGAACGCCATTGTGTCGGGCATGATTCTCCATGTCTGCGGCAACTTTGATCTGAGGATATTTCTCAAGCACCTTTCTGCCAACATCAAGTTCGTTGAATGTGTCAAGAATACAAAACGCTGCACGAGAGTCACCAGAACTGCGTTCAATGATTGCACCTTTAAGGTCGTTCACTTCCCATGCTGGGATGCCAAGTTCTTTGGCAACTTCTGCGATTGTGCTTTTGGCTTTGTAGCGAGAGACTGTTCCTAGGTGGGCAACCTTTTCCGCACCATACTTCTGCCTCAGATATTCAAACACCATCTCCCTGCGGTCGTCCTGAAAGTCAATATCAATATCAGGCAAGTCCTCACGAGTGATGTCAATGAATCTCTCAAACAGCAAGTCATGCTGAATCGGGTCAATATCGGTGATGCCTGTGAGGTAGCAAACTAGCGAGCCTGATGATGAGCCTCTGGCTGGTCCAACGAGCATGTGTTGCTTGGCGTAGTTGATCATGTCAGCGATCACATAAAAATAGTCCTCAAACTCTTTTTCCGCAATCAACTTCAACTCTCGGTCAAGACGAGCCTCATAAACTGGGTCGGTTAGGTCAATGTTGCGTGGCGGTGCACCTTCCTCGCACATTTGGCGTAAAGTCTTTTCAGCATGAAATGAAACCATCTGTGCGGTGGGCAAACTTGCGTCGCACATCTTTGCAATCTTGTAGGTGTTCTCAATGGCTGACTCTGGTGCCCATGGCACTGCGTCTCGCCACTCCCACTCATTGAGGATGTGCATTGGGGCTGTGCGGTCTGTTCGGTTGCGACCGACCAGAACTTCATATGCCTTTTTGTCTGTGGTCTTGGGATAAAAGTTGTCAGAGGTGGCTACGACTTGAAAGCCTTTTTTCTCTGCGAAGTCCAAAGCCTTGCGGGTGCTCATTGGATTCAACTCAATATAAAGAGTGTCTTTTTTGGTTAAAGGCAACAATCCCCAATCTGGGTTGGTTCCACTTAAAATTATAACATTGTCGCTGATATCAAATAAGTCCTCGTAACTAAGACGAGGATGATAATAAAAATGATCTTTGTCGGTGCTCTTGGTCACCAACTGATATATCTCTGTCAAGCCATCATTGTTCTTGGCTATGAATGCCATGTCATTTGCTGGTTGTTTTGATCGGTCTGTTGCGTCTCCCACGATCGGAATCTCAACCCCAAGCAGAGGCTTGATGTTTGCTTTTTTGCAGGCGTGCTCAAAATTCACATGACCCCAAGTCCCAGAATCACAAATGCCAACAGCCTCTCCGCTGATAGCCTCAATGACCTTGTTGATTGGTCCATAGGCTTTACGGAAACTGTATTCAGTCCTGGTTCTTATGTTCAGCATTTTTCACCTGTTTGACTAAAAATAATATGTCGTTTGACATCTGGTGTTTTGAAATGTAATCCGCAGGAGCGATTGTGTAGGTTTCTTCCCACCTGCGGATCATATTTTCTATGTGGCTTTGAATTTCATTCGCTGTCATTGCAGTGCTGCTTTGATAAGAATGAAAACCAATGCACCTACGATTGAACCGATAGTTGCTGGATCCATTATATATGTCCCTCCTTTTTATACCATTGGATGATGCGGACAGTTGCTTCCACATCGTTGATTGAGCGGTGTGCTCCCTCTATCTTTTCACCGAACAGATCTTCATAGATGTCGCCCAGTTTACGCTTTTTGCCCCAGACTGACTCTCCGACCTCAACTGTGCAGATGTGATCATACGGCCATGGGAACTTGGTGAGTTTGTCAAGCCTCTCCAATTCAAATTTTAATATCTTCCTATCAAAAGGCAAGTTATGAGCGACAATTGATTTTTCACCAAGGAAGAATTCACACAAAGGCTTGTAGTTCGCGATGAATGGCTTTTCATCTTTGAGCATGTCGTCGGTGATGTTCGTGATCTTGATGATCTGTGGGTCAAGTGGATGCCCAGGATTACAGAAGAACTCAAGCCTCTCAACCTCCTCAAGATTGTCGTCCAGTTTGATTGCACCGAACTCAATGATGCGAGGTTGAATGTCTAGGTCAGAACCTTCCGCTTTGGGCAAACCTGTGGTCTCTAGGTCAAACACTATCATCTTCTGCTCCCCACTTGAATGAATCCAAAGACTCAAGCATGAATGCATAAACACCCAAGTCATGAACTGAATCAATTGTGCTCTTGTTGACTTGAGGCCAAGCCTGAGCATAGCGAGTCAACTTAGCCACGACCATGTTGACGATGCCAAACCTGTTCCAGTCTTCAACTGTTTCCAACTTAATGCCTTTGGGGAACAGAGCAGTCATCACATGACCATGCTGAAGATAGTTGTCGCCATATTGTTTGTTGCGTTGTTTGAAAGTGGCAAGAGCCTCTTCAATGCACTCAATTGGTTTTCTGTTCTTCAGACTCTCGTTGCTCATATCCTTCTTGGCGTCCTTCTTCGAGACCATGTTCTTTTCCTTCCTCATAACCTTTTTCATATGCTGCTTCTATGCGAGACTGAATGTCGTCATAACTAACATTCGCTCGCTCAATGGCTTGCTCAAGTTCCCATCGTAAAGTTGCACGGACATCAAACACCCTAGCAACCTTTTCCCTGTCCAACTCAATGTCGTTTCCAAGTAATCTCAACTCAAGCATCATATGTCTCCTGGAGCAACTTGGAGGCAGGTAAGACCCTCGCCTCTCCACATGTCAACAACAACCTTTCTGTCCTCAAGCACAAACCAAACATCTTTGTAATTTATGTGCTCATCAAGCAACTTCTTTTTGCAATCAGGATCAGAAGCCATGTCACCATCAGGTCTCATGATCAACCTATTGAAAGGAACATCATTCAGCCTCAGCCACTTTTCAGTGTCCTTGCGGTGTTGTTCGTTACGAGCTGTCATTACGACTATTTCAGTCTCATCGTCATCAGCAAGCATACGGACAATATTGCAGATGTTTTGGATCGGCTTGTCGTTGATGCCCTCTGAATTGAACTTCTCATAATTACGCTGTTTGTAGTAGCGTATGCGGTGAGTGTAGTCAGACAGAGTTCCGTCAAGATCACAAATGATTATGCGTTTATCCATGATGGTGCCTCCGTAAATTTGTATGTGCCGTTTTGAATGTGGCCAACCTTTTCACCGATGTAATAGTTGCGATAAGATTGAACTGGGTCATCAACTTTGTATTCATCAGGCATGCCCAAGTGAGGCTCTGTGAACTCCCCGAAAGGGATGTTGTCTGGCAACTTGTTGAGGGCAGGAATCAGAGCAGCATGATTGTGATTGACTGGCTCTTTTTTCTTTGAGCCATAACGCTGATAATATTCCTTTGCGAGTTGTGTGACCATAACCAGAAGCCAGTTGTAGTTGGCTGCTGACTGCCTGACCCACTTTGAGCACGGATGATTCTCGTAGCCCATCGGAAACATGCCAACCTCGTCGGCATACTCATCGCCATCCAAAAACCTATGCGCACAACAAAGCATGAGCACAGACTCGGATATCATTTTGTAGGTGTGCACATCGCAATGGGATTGTGCAGCGACAACAGGATCATTGTCTAGGTAAAATATATTCATCGTTTGTTCCTTTCTCAGTTGGGTTAGTTTACCTTATCTACGATCCAAACAAAAGCCTTTTTATACGCTTCAGAACTGAATCAGCGTTTTTGACAGCCTTGTCTACCTCAGCATAAACTTCGTCGAGAGACGATTGTTCTGTGCCAAAAAGTTCGTTCAATCCTGGCTCAAGTTCTTTCGCCAACTGAGCCTTTGTGTATGTAGGCTTTTTACGATACAGGATGTAGTTGACTGTGTTCAGAGGCAACTTCACTTTCTTTGATATTGCAGATGCTGTCAGCCCATCTTTTCTCAGGGCATGAACTTTATCAACTGTGATTTGCTTTATCTTTCTGCGTGCCATGATTCATTCCTTTCTCACTTGTTGAGTGCTTTATACATGGATGGTGCTGCCCACTCAGTTGGGGTCAAGAATGGCTCAGCCCAAGGATGGACTGCGACAACTTCACTCACCATGAGTTTAAACACCTCTTGGTATTCACCTTGTGCTCTTGGAGAGAGGCGAGACTTAGCCATCTCACTCAGTGTGCGCAGGTTGAATTTGGCCACGATGTTAGTGTGGATGTTAGTAGGCAAAACGCCACGAGCATCTTCAGCAGGAACAATCTCCCGCAATGCCTGATACGAATCATTGATGTCAGCCATAGCCTTATCATACAGAGCCTTGGCAACTTCATTCTCGGCGATGCGTGGTGGAGTGTAATATCCGAACCCACTCATATCAACTGTTCGCTGAGACTGTTGGGCATATGAAGCCTGACGAGTCCGCACGAACTGATGGGTGAAGCCTCTGCTGACATCACGGATGTTAAATGTGTAGTCAATGAACTCCCAAGATGAGCGGATGGTCTGAAGCATGTAATCCAGCTCCTCCTGCTTTTTCTCGTTAGGCCATTCAGCGATCTGTGAATAGGCATCGTCATCATTCATGAGACGAGTGTTCTTTGTGAATAGCAGTAGATTAACTGCATCATCGGTGTAACTTATCAATTGGACTTTCATGTTATTCTCCTTTCTGAGAGTGCATCAAACGAGCGTAGTCCGACTTTGCTCGTATGAATCCTTCAATGTGCTGCAGGTCATCCACAACATCATCAAGTAAAAGTTGACGCCAAGTTGCGAACCTACCCAGCGAGTAGATGCCATACTTGGTCGTCATTTCAAATATGAATTGTTTACGCAGATCCTCATTAATGGGTCGGATCTTTCCGTAATATTGCTCTGATTGTTTCAGATCAACTATTGAGTTGGGCTTGATACCAAAGTCATCCATCAACACACTCATCAAGTGTGGACCAATCGCTCCGTCAGGCTTGCGCACAAATTCAGAGATGACAATGTCACCAATCAAAGATATGCGATAATATGGGACAGTCGGGTCAGGATAATAAATGGTTTGATAAACATCACACTCTGGCGAATCAATGCGACCTTTTTGCGTCCAGACCTGCTGGGCAGGGAACTCAGGGATGTCTTTCCACTTCACTATTTTCATGAGTGCTGGCATGGGTATGGTTGATATGATTGGTCGGTGAGGCTCCCACTCACGTGTGTCCTCAAGATCGCCGAGAGTCAACTTGGCTAAATATTCAATGTTGCAGTTTCCTGCCATTTGGTTGATCAAGTCCCATGGTGCGATGTATCGCTCAACAGGAGCAAGGTTGTTGATTGATCTGTTCAGGATTGAACCTGTGACCTTTTGAGAATACAGATTGCTCAAGAACAGATTTGGGGTGGTCGTGATCTTGCCATCATACTTGATAGCCTTTTGAACTGTGACCTTTTTGAAAGGAATGGCACACGCAGTGCCAACCTTGTCGGTGCGGAATCGGAGCAGAGCTCCATGATTGTTCGGCAGTTCTTTTTGAGCCTCACAAACCACTGGTTTGAAACTGCGCATCATATTTCCTGCTAGCAACCCTGCCAGCCCTGCTCCGTAAATAATCATCAGTCTAAAATCCCCGCATAGCCTTTTTGAATGTCCCAAGCTAGATCTTGACGACGACCACCTTGAGCGATGTATGACTCATAACTCACTGGCTCGCCAGCATTGATGAGGATGCCCATGGAATGAAAGCCATGAGTGTTCTGACGACGAGGGTTCTTTTCAACAAGACACTTAATCATCTTGCCTTCAAATCCAGCCTTGCGTCCACGCTTCTTTGTGGCATTGGCTGACTTGACATGAACTTCAACATCTGCTTTGTTGTCGTCTTGATTGAGGATTTCCTCATTCATTTTCTTTTCTCCATTCAGGTGTTCAAAAGGTGTTTGCTCCACAGGAATCTCTTGAGCCAGTTTCAAAAGTCTGGCTGCACCTGTGCGAGTGTCAGCGAATCTCTTCACTGCGACTTTGGTGTTGTTGTTGTAAACTCTGACGATACCTTGATTGGTAGTGTTGCGATTTTCAAGCAACTCGTCAACGGAACTGAAAACAACCAAGCCATTGCCCATCTTCTGAGCGATACGCTTAGAGCTGAAGGCACGGATGGTGTTTTGTTTGTAGTCAATAGCAAACGCTTTCATGATTTTTTCCTTTCTCAAAAAGTCAGAATTTTTCTGACTGTCCTGTTAGTATGCGCCAATTTGTCATAAAAGGCAACAAAGAAAGTGATTTTCTTTCTCAGCATTTTCAAAGACTTATGAATTTTTAAGAAATTAAATTGCATAGTGCCTCAAACTTCTTGGCCTCACGATGAGGAGATTTTGCTTGGCTCTGGTCAGTGCAACATACCAGACTCTATTCTCTTCATCTGTGTGAGAGTTCTCCCAACTCAGCCGACCCATGTCAGTCGCCAAAACAACATTGTCAGCCTCACCACCTTTGGATTGGTGGATGGTTGAGATGTTGATTCTTGGCTTGTCCGAAAACTTTTCACCATTGCGCAAGCATGACCTTAAATATTCTCTCTCGTCTGGGGCTATTCCTCTCAACATTGTCATCCAATCCAAATTCTTTGCATCCTCAGGCAGACCCAAATCAGTCAAGCCATATGATTCTTGTTTCACTAAGTTAACATTGAATCCAAAAAATTGTATAACATTTTTGGCCTCGTGTAAAGAGACCTTGTTGCCTTTGCGGAGCCTTTCCCAAGTCAGGATGGCTCGAGTCTCCTCAGACTCAAGAGAGTGCTTGCCGTTGTAGGTGTAGGCATAGCCTTGTTGCCTTACGGATTGTTGAAATCTGTTCATCAAATATTTACTGCGTGACAAGCACATCCAAGTTCCCTCGCCTGAGAAATCAATCTGCTGTTCATCCGCAACATAATCAACCATGCCCTCTTCGCTCTTTGGTCGCCATGGCTTGACATAGCGGTGTTTTATACGGCCAACAACTTCTGCAGCCAACCTGTGCACTGAGCGAGGGATGCGGTAACTCTGAGGCAGAACCATTCGATCGCCTTTGAGGGTCAGGAACTTGTTGACATCAGCCCCAGCCCAACCAAAGATGGCTTGGTCGTCATCGCCAGCAATGTAGACTTCC